ATTATTAATATTCATATTCTGATTAATTATTGATGAATTACCTACAGCATTAGGTGATGCTATAACATCTGTCTCACCCTCTGCTAAAACTGAGCTACTGACTAAAGACGCTGAGAGAAGTGATAACGCTAGTAGTTGTGATCGAATCATTCTGTGTAATTTTTTCAACCATTTGGCTTGCTGCTCTAGTTGTAACAGACAAAGACCAATCGCTAGTAACAGTTTTTGGGGTGAATATTGCATCTGAATCAGTGATACCACCACTAGAAGCACTTGTAACCTCTATATTTGAAGCTTCCCAAGTATTTATAGCAGCACCATATTTTTCAGTTACTATACTGCGCGTTATTGTCTGTGTTGTATTTTCTGTCCTGTTACTTGAACCAGTAGTCCAGGTAGGAACTGCACCATTGGCAAACACTGGACTAGATAAAAACAAACTTAATAGTAATACTTTCTTCATTTAATACCTACATTACTATCTTTATTATCAACTATTTTTGGAGCGTTATTTTTCTTTTTACCTACCTGCAATCCGAAAGAAGCAAGACTCCCACTAAAAATTGAAGCTATGAAAGTTGGATCGAAGTCTACTATCTTTTGTCCATTAGGAGGTTCATAGTAGCTTAAACTAAGCATGGTTGCTGACCATACTAAGACTGCTATCTTAACAATGGTTTCAACACGATTACTTTCTTTTTCTTCTTGATCTTCCATATAAGAAAACTACCTAATTTGTGTGAGGATGGTTTTAAGGTAGTTATATTGCAAATTTAGCAAAAATTGATATGTTTGGAAAGAAACACATAAAAACATGGAAAATAAATTTATTATTTTTGAAGAAGAACCACCTATAGAATTACAGCTTAGTACAGAAATGAGATGTAGGGAAATTGTAAAATGTGATGATATTAATTATTTAAAAAATTATTGTATAGGTCTTATAAAAAATAATGCAAAACGAGATGCTGTTTTTGCAACTACTTTAGGTGAACTAGCAGAAGCACATGTTACTATTGCAAAACAAGAGCAAGAACAATTATTTCATTGGTGGGTATTAAAAAGAATAATAAAAGACACAATGATTTCAATAGCCTTATTTTTTATTATTCCTGTTAATAAATTTTTAGTTTTTATTAGGAATAAAACCATTAAATGATCCTATAGGTTCATCAGAAATCGCTTCATATGTAATCCATTTAAAACCGCATTTACATGTTCTAATTCTGCGTATTGCGTTTATATTCAGAATATGATTTTTTTCTACAATAACATTTTTTGTAACATGCCTTGTACCACTGACGATATTTGACAGGTCATTGCATTTAGGACAATACATCACAAATATGTGTAATATTTTGTTAATATAAGGGTGCAAAAGTTATTAAAGGATGCTATGAAGCAGTCCGAAAAAACTCGTTTGCAAGAGCTACGACAAGAAGTTCGTACTTGTTCTGATCCATTTCAACTTTCCGCTATTCTAGCCTTAGACAATGAAAGACTAAGAGCAGAAATAGCAAGATTAAAAAGTTAACTAGGATCTAACCGCCTTGTCTGCAGCCTTTTTACAGCTTGCTGTTGTTTTGTTGTCAGTAATTTATATATTTTATTCACAAAATCAAAACGGAAGATCACTTTCATCTCCTTCTTTTGGTTTGTCTACAGACATTATTCCACTAATCCAATCTTTGCCAGATGATGTTTGTTTATTCCAACCTTTAACTGGAATTTTCACAACCATGTCACCTCGATAATTCTCTTCTCCTTTTTGACTAGTAATCCACTCTGCTAATGACATAGCATCTTGTAATGTCAATTCCATTGTACCTGTATGGTCAGGTTTTTCACTTTTAAATAAAGCAAATCTTGCAGTAAAAACACTTTGATACTTTTGGCTCATAATTAATCCTGGTAGTTTTTTGTAAGAATCTCGTTTGTTAGAGATGACATAGTGACTTTATCGTCACTTATGTATCGTTGTTGCACTTCTTTTTGCATATGCATGTAGGTTTTAAAATCTATTAGTGCATTTATACGAACTTTAGAACCTTCCATTTTCTAACTCCTTTAAACAGTCGCGCAGTTGAAAAACAGACATTTGTTTTAGTTTAGATCCATCTCCCTGTAATTTGTACTGGTTAGCTTTAGATACTACCCATAATCTACGTTGTTCATCATCTTTCATTTTATGATTCATCTCGTTCATAATTTTTTCAATTAATTCACCAGAATCATATTTTGTTTTTTTTATTACTTTGTCCTCTGCAATTTTTAATTTTGGTTTATTATCATCTATTTCTTCTTTGCTCCATAACTGATGAAATAATCCAAATTGATGACAACAATGTGCAACAAAACCTCTTCTATTATGATCAGAAATTTCTCTTGCACATATTTGGTCTCTTGATAATGAATTTTTTTTGCTATCCATTATCGGATAAATAAAATCACCATATTCATTGTTATCTGGATCTTTAAAATAAAAAATAAAATAACATGAATTATCAGGTGCATCGAACAGAGGATGTCCATCTTGTGGATTTAATCTGCAATGGTGTGACCATCCTGGACATTCTTGATTAAAAATAGATGCAACTTTTGCCCAAGTCATATATTTGGCTATAAAGCCTTTTTTACCTTCTATAGTTTGAACATCTTGTTGATGTTCTACAAAAAGGTTTGATAAGTTTGGTTGAAATTTTTTCATAAAACAAATATCTCTAATACAGACAATCATGTCAAGATCATATTTTCATATGTTAACAAGACTTGTTTTTCCACAGCTAATAAGTAATGATGCAAAAACGCACATTTCTGCACAAAAATGCGTAAAAATTACATCAAAATGCATCAAAAATGAACAGACGAATTACGGTATCTTTTACAGAAGAAACAGCCAAAAGAATAGAGAAAGTAAAACCCAAAGACTTTAGTATGACTACATTCTTAAAATTAATAATACATGAGTATCTTGACAAGCTTGACAGGGAGGTTAGACTACCCGCGTACCGTGTCGGTGCGGAAAACATATCTATTCATACCGATACAAATACAAAAAGTGCAAAACCTGCAAACGCAGCAGATGTACGCTATGAAGATTCTAATTTTTCTTCTAAAAAAGAAAATTTAAAAAATTCAATCGCCGTTTTGGGGGAAGATGTCGGAAAGGAGTTTGAGGAAAACCCTAAGAACCCCCCTTTGCCGTATGATTTTGAAACAAGCATTCCTGATAAATTAAAACGCTATGTTGATAAGATTGCAGCGTTCTGGCGTGTAAAAAAAGGTACAAAAAATAGATTGGCGTGGAGTCTGCAGATGGTTGAGTTGGAAAAAATATTAGATAATTTAGGCGAATCTGTTCTTATAGAACAACTTGACCAGGCATGTATGTCAGGAACGTGGAAACAGATAAATTACAATCGTACTGTTCAGTATTCTGACAAAGAGGAAGAAAAGAAAATAACAAAACATCCTCAGTCTCGTGTATTTACTGCAAAGGATGGTTTCTTGCAATGAGACAGTTACCTCTTGTACAGATAAACCTAAAAGATGAACCCAGATATTATAGAAACGAAAACAAACCATCTTTAAAATATTATTCTGTTACTAATATTCTTTCTAAAACAGCATCTAAATCTGTTAAATATGGTATAGATATATGGAAAAAACAGCAGCTTAATAAAAATTTAGATCCTGTTGTTGAACTAAACAAAGCAGCAGAACGTGGTTCTATTATTCATAACTGGGCGGAAATGTTTTTGCAGGGTGAGATACAACAGATAGCAGAACCATATAAACAATATGCAGAATATATACAGTCCTGTACAATCTGGAAACATGTAACACAGGTATTGTCTACAGAATCTATGGTTTGCAGTGATAAAGGTATAATCCCTTTTGCTGGTACATTTGATGCCTTGTTAATAATAAAAGAAAAATTATGTCTGTTTGATTTCAAGACAAAAAATTCTGGCAAGAATTTACCTACAGATCAAATAACAAATGAAGCATTATGTCAAATGGCTGCATATCGCATTTGTTTAAAAGAAAATTACAATATTGATGTAGAAACATGTATTGCATTGTATGTTTACCCTGATCAACCTGCATACCCTGCATATGCGACAGGCAAAGATTTAATTACATATGCAAACATGTGGGAGAAACGATTAAAGAGTTTTGCAGAACAATTATGTCAATAACAAGAAAAGAAGAATTATTGAAAAAAATAAAGGAGCATCGACAGAAAATGCTTGATTTTCAGGAAGAGTTTAAAAAAAATATGAGTAAAGATAGTAATAATCTTTGTACAAAGGATTTAAATTATATGAACAAAATATTTGAAAAGATGAAAATGGATCATGAGGAGTTATTGAGAGAATATTACAACTATAAAAAACCATTACTATAAATTTTATTGACAGTGCTATATGTATCACATATACTAATTTATATTATCTCTTACAAAAATGATTTACTACAGAATTAAAGCAGGTCAAGATGATACAGATTTTGAAAATCAATATTGTTTTCAAAGTTTTGGACATTACTATTTTGAATTTTCAGAAGAAAAATCAATAGAAGATCTAAGAAAACTTATTTATAAAAAAGTTTGTAAACCGCATTGTTGGCCTTGGGTAGATCCTAAGTATTTTAAACTAAAGCATTTAAGAATGCCTGAGATTCTTAAATCAAAAAGTCCAATAATTGAGGTAGAAAAATGAACGCACCAATTCTTGCAGAGGAATATCTATCTCGTCTCATACATCTAAAAAAGGAGATGGAAGAATGTCAGTTAGAGTTGAAACTTATCTACGACAAACTTACAAAATACCTTAATGATGGGCATCTTGATTATTTAAAAACAGATACAGGTCATCTTGTTTATAAACAAATGCAATTTATACATGTCAAGGGAAGAAAAACTTTTGACTACACTGCTGATGCTGATGTACAACAAATGCAAAAACAATTAAAGCAGTTAAAAAAAGTAGCAGAAACTATAGGAACAGCAGAAGTAAAATATGCTGCTGATTCCTGGCGTATAAAAACTGTAGAAACAAATGACAACTAGAAAAAACTGGAGGTGTGATGCATGCAATCAAACTGGTTTCTATGTACGCAGAACTTTTCCTAAAAAAGATCACATCATACGTTGGCTTAAATGTAAGCATTGCAAAAAAAACCTCTTTACAAAAGAAACCATACTTAATCCTGGTCAATATTATTGGGTAGAACAAAACAAACAATCACAACTGGAGCTTACTAGTGAACTCTAAAGACAAAATTGACAATGCATTTAATCGTATTAAAGAGTTAATTACTCTTGTTAATTTATGGAATAAAAAAGCAACTACTAAAGAACATCAACAGATAGAACAACGCAGACAACAATTGATAGATGATTTACAAAGAAAAAAAGCAGAGCTTGATAGAGGTTGGACAGAAGATGATGGTTTTTTGTCTGACAAGGAATTTATAGTGCAATGGGAAAAGATTAATAATCGTATAAAACGACTAGAAACATGACAGAAGTTAGATGGGCTAGTATTGGTATTCCTGTTCCTCAAGGATCAAAACGTCATGTCGGTAATGGCATAATGATAGAACAGTCTGCAACGCTACCTGCATGGCGTAATCAACTTATATACGACATACAGAGAGCGGCTAAAGATCTAAAATTTGAGGCAGGTGTAAATGTAACATTAGATTTTAGATTTCCTCGTCCTAAATCACATTATAGAACTGGTAAATATTCTCATTTGTTAAAAGAAACAGCACCTATATATAAAACATCAAAACCTGATCTTGATAAAATTATCAGGGCTGTAATGGATGCCATGACATATTCTGGTGTTATAAAAGATGATGCAAACTGTTATCTTGTCTTATCTCGTAAAATGTATTGTAATTATGAAGAACAACCTGGTGTTTATGGAATTATCGCAGATTGTACAAACCATGCTAATATGGATTTAAGAGATATCTAATCGCTTTGTTTTATTTCATTTTACAAGGCGATTTTTTTTGTGTATGTATAATTAGATTATGACTGTAAAATTAGATGCAAATAAAATATTAGGTAAGGTAAATGAACTAGAGAAAGTATTGATACCAAGAGCATCAAAAATAGCACTTAACAGAGCAGTGTTCGATGCAATGATAGAACTTAGAGAGTTTGGTAAAAGAAGAGGATATCGTGATTATTCTGTAAGAGGTTTTAGATTTACAAAACCAGAACCGCAAGGCAGTAACACTTTGGTTGCATCTGTATTTATTAATGAGGACAGAAATAAAGGTAATGCAAGATCAGATTATTTAAGACCACAAATATATGGCGGTAAAATATTTAGAACAAGATTTCAACGTGCATTAGAACGTACACCAGTTGGTGATCAAGATCCTGATGGCATGTCTGGTTTTAGACCTGCATTAGCACCAAATACTGTTGCTATACCTACACAGACTAAGTTAGTAAGAAGAAGATCTGATGGTGGTATGTCGCAGGGTGTTTACGCAACAATTCTTGCAGATCTTGGTGGAGGTAACAGTAGTGCAGACAGAACAAGAATGAGAGCAGAATCTCGTAGATTGAAAAGACAGGAGCAACGTAAGAAGAGGCGTAAAGGTAAAACAAAACTAGGTACTGAGTCATACTTTTTTATGACAGAAAATATGGCCGCAGATAGACCAGGTTTAAGAAATAAAAAAGAAGGAATTTATTATAGGAATAGAGCAGGTAAGATTGGTTTAGTATTTAGCATTAATAAAGATCCTATATATAGAAAAACATTACCTTTTTTTGAAATAGCAGGTGACACTGTAAAAAAATCATTTAGAAAAAATTTATTTAAAGAAGTAAAATTTTAAAGTTCTGGCAAGGTATCGGTTTATGGCAAAGTTCTGGCAAGGGTCTGGTTTATAGCGTTTTTGTTTTTTCTCTGTTTCTCTAAATTTTTTTTTGGATTTTTGTTGCAGTTCTGGCAAAGAGTCGGTTTATAGTGCAGTTCTGGCAAGGGGTCGGTTTAAGGGGCTTTCTGTGAGGCTCGATTTTGGGCTTTGTCTCACACACAATGTACTTTTTTGTGTATCATTCTATACCTATCACACATATAAAAACACACAAAACCTAGTCATATCAAGGGATCTCAGCGTTTTTTTAATATTTCCAGTATAAAACATACAAAAACACACAAAAATATTTATAATAAATAATATTTTATACATTTAATATATAATTTTAAAAATAAAATTACACACAAAAACAAAAATTAGATTAACTAATAATTTATAATAAAAATTATTTATTATTTTACCTGGTAAAATATATATTAAAGATATCTAAAAATAAATATAATTAATTAGTATTAAAAAGTAAATATACCACTAAAAAAAACTGGCTTATGTTGTTACAACATAGGACGATATAAAAATTGTCATATAACTAGTATTTTTAAGAATTATTTATTAATATATAAAACAATAGTTAAAACTTTTTTATCTCTTATCTTTAACTATTATTTTTTAAAATGAAAAACAAATTAATTAAAAGCATTAAAAATAATGCTTTAAAACAAATAAAACAAGATTTTAAAGAAATAGAAGAAAATACAATAAAAGAAAATACGCCTAAAGAAGACACAATTTATTCTTTAGTAGATGGCACAAATAAAAAAAGCATTGTTAATGGTAATACCTGGACTGAGTCAGAGGTGAAAAATAATGATTGAATTATTACCCGCCTACGGTCGCGACTACCTTAATAAACAAGAAATTATTAACGCGCTTAACTCTAATTTAGACTTCTTAGAATCATCTAGTTTAAAACCTATAAATAAGCAACAATTTAAAGATTTTAACCTTAATACTGTATTAGTTAGATATAAAAAATATACAAAAATAGCATCTATAAACATTAAAAAGGATTTAAACAATGATTAAAACAAATAAAGAAGTAATACACCTAATACACGGCCTATTAGCTTTGAGTCAGTGCGAACAATTAGGGGAACTTAATAAAGTCCAGGATGCAATAAACCGCACTAAAGATGAGCTTACTGATCACGAAATATTAATTGCACACTATGCTTATGAGGCTTTAATGGTTATTTATAAAAATATAAATTAAATATTAAATTATATAAATTACGCCTCTTAGGGTTGACTAGTGCTATATATAGCACTTAATATAATACTTAAGAGGCTTTTTAATGTCTCGTTATCTCTTAACAAAATGATTAAACTATTCGCACTAACTGGTTTTATTATTTGTATTACATTTTCAAGTGTAAACGCCTTTAACTCTTTATATGCTTTTCAAGATGCATATCTAAAGCAAGTAAGCCTACATTTGCAGAGGTTACAATAATGAAAACATCCGACTTATTAGCTTTATTAATAAAGCATAGAACAAACTTAAAAACCTTAAAGCAACGCCTTACACCCAATATCTGGGCGTTATTTGCTAAGCATGTCAACAATAATGACATAAAAAAAGCAAATATACTTTTAACTCAGTTTTTGTAATGTCAGTTAAAGAAAATACTGATTTTATTAACAGACATATTCAAGTAATTAATTATTAATTAAAAATTACTTAATATTTAAACGCCCTACAAAATAGGGCTTTTTTTATATCTCTTATTTTATCTCTTAAAAAATGAATACTATTAAAGATTTAAATTTTCACTTTGTAAAAAAAAGTGGTAATAAAAAAACTGGTTACATGCCCGTAACCTATAACAGTCGCGCAACGTGTCCCGATAGCTGCATATTTAAAAATAACGGCTGCTACGCGTCAGCGGGTTTTCATACCCGCCTAAACTGGGATAAGGTAACAAATAAAGAACGAGGCGGTACATTTAAAGAACTATTAAAAAATATTAGCTCCCTTAAACCTGGTACAATTTGGCGTGCATGCGTTGCTGGTGATATACCAGCGAATAATAAAGGCGCAATATCTCGCACTTATATAAATGGCATAATTAAAGCTAACCAAGGTAAGCGCGGGTATTCTTATACCCATCATGAGTTAAATATTGGTCATAATATCCAATATTTAAAAAAAGCTAATAACCAAGGCTTCACTATTAACGTAAGTTGTGAGACTGAAAGCCAAGCAGACAATGTAATTAAAAACAACTTACCCGCTGTATTAGTTGTGAAGTCTACCGAGACGCGCAACGCCTGGACTACAAAGAACGGTAATAAAGTATTAGTATGCTTGGCGCAAACATCAGATAAGACTTGTATAGATTGTAAATTATGCCAAGAGCGCCCAAGCCCTAACAATAAATTAATCATTGCGTTTAAATCACATGGGAACCAAGCTAAAAAGATTGATAAAATATTAAATGAAATAAACAAATAATATACAATTAAAAACAACTTTCAAAGCCCAGTTAATGGGCTTTTTTAATGCCTAAAAATAATATAAAAATACTTACACTAAATAATATTTAATAGATGACTAAATAACATTTAACAAATATATCAAATGATTTTACCAGGCAGTAATTAGCGTTATTAATTGTTAATTAGTGGCACATATTGCACCTAGTCTAAATGTAATATATGTTACACGTTTTAGTACTAGGTTCTTTTTTTGCGTGCGCTAATCGGGTACTTTCGAGC